ACAAGTTCAGTCGGGTTTGGCAGAAGAGAAGGCAAATACTTCTTCAAAAGAAGAGGAGCAAGACGAGGAAGTAACAGATATAAAGCAAGAAGTGATCCCAACGAACCTGCCAAAAAACTTAGAAAATACTTCATTAGAAACTGTAGCTACATTCAATGTACCGTTCTTTGGTGAATTTCCAATACCTGCACCAGAAGTTATAGCGTCAAGTGTTATAGCTGCTGGTACAGCTAGTGTTGTTAGTGTTGCTGGTGGTGTTGCTTTGCAAGCTGTAGTAGGTCAGATCAAGAAAATATTTAAGAAGATATTTACTAAGGTTTTGAAGAAGGAGGTGAAGAACTTTCAAACAAAGAAGGATTAGCTTTTACATAACTTCTTATATTTATTACATCACTACAAAGACTTGCATAAGGTGATTTAGGATTAATCATATAACCGCTTGCATGAAGCTGTGAACACTTTAAAACTCTCACTAATTGCTTATCATGCACTTGCTTTGATAATTCTTCTTTGGCTAGGTCTAGCTTTACTTTTGCTAGATCCTCACACGTTTGATTACTACCGCCTAATGGAATCATAAAAGACATTTGTACTCCCCAACCTTCGTTTATAGAATAAGTTTCTTCACCTTGTGCATCATTACCTGTATAAAAAGGAGTTACAGCCATTGTAGGTTGACTGCAAACCAAGTTTCCAAACTGTTGTTTACCTGTCATTCCATTATTGATATTCATATTCTGATTAATTATTGATGAATTACCTACAGCATTAGGTTGAGCCTGTACATTCGTATCGCCTTCGGCTCTTGCTTTATTACTGACTAAAGACAGACAAAGAAGTGATAACGCTAGTGGTCGTAATCGAATCATTCTGAGTGACTTGCTCTATAAGTTGTGAAGCTGCTCTTGTAGTTGTAGTTAAAGTCCAATCTGCTGTGTTATCTGTTGGTGTAAAGATAGCGTCTGAATGAGCTATACCACCGCTAGAAGCACTTGTAACTGTAATATTAGAACCTTCCCAAGTGTTTATAGCAGATCCATACTTCTCTGTGACTATAGACCTTGTAATGGTCTGTGTAGTGTTCTCTGTTCTATTGCTTGAGCCAGTAGTCCAAGAAGGCACTCCATTGGCATATACAGGGCTAAACAAAAACAGAGATAGAAATAATAGTTTCTTCATTTTCTTGTATTATCAGGATCTACAATTAATTTTATAGGTGTATCTATTCTAACTAACTGTGTAGTACCTAACACTTCCTCTAATTCAGCTTTAACACTCTTACCATTCTTACCTTTCTCACCACCTTTTTGTGTAATAGAAGCTCCAAAACTACTAGCAAGCCCTACAAAGACCGAAGCGATAAAGGTCGGATCTATCTTTTGCTGTGGTATTCCTAGTTTTGACAGATCTAAGTACGATAATGACAACATGGCTGTAGCCCAGGTCAACAAAATCAGTCTGACCCCTAGTGATACCAATTCAAATTGCTCTTCTCTGCAAGGTACAGCTTCCTGTAATTTGAACCATACACTTTTCTTTTGTTCTTTTGGTTGTTCTGCCATAAATAAGTAACTACCTAATAATGGGGAGATAGCGTTATAGGCTAATAATAGGTAGTTATGGCAAACTTAACAAATCTTGGTATGTTTGGAAAGTAACACATTACTTTTATGTTAAAGATTTTAAAACCAATACTGCTAAAATTCTTTTCTACAACTGCTGTAAAACGTCTTGTAGTAGATCTTCTTCGTGCTATTTGTAAGCAGACTACAAATACATTGGACGATAAAGCTGTTGATATGTTGGAGTATCAGTTATTTCCCAAGCAGAACTGATGAAAGACAGAGACTTCTTTCATATACTTCTAGGTGAACCACCACCAGAAGTAGAGTTTGAGATTGAATTAAAAATTAGAGAAATAAATCAGCTACCAGATGCTTTATTAAAACAGCATTGTTCTGATCTTGTGAGACACTCAAGACTACAAGACCTATTGCTTACTGCTGCTCTTACTCGTATGTCAGAATCAGAAAGTAAGTGCTTCAGAGCAGAACGTAAACTAGAACTATACAAACAAAATAATATTATCAATAAGATTCACTATGTCTTGTTTGGCAAAAGACCTAAAAAGTGATTATATTAATTCATAAATACAGCTAACTATGGATAAGAATTTTAAATTATTAGAACAGTTACACCTAGTCTTAGCTCAAGAATTATTAGATAAAGTTAAAAGTGGTGAAGCAAAGGCAGGGGATCTAAATGTAGCTAGACAGTTCTTAAAAGATAATGGTGTTGAGTGTATTCCTGTAGAAAAGAATCCTATGGAAGAACTAATGTTAAACCTACCAGACCTAGATGCTGTACCTTTAGCTGATATATGAAAATTTTAGATACCTTTGCAGGTATTGGTGGTTTCAGTTATGCTGCTGAAAAACTTATAGGAGGTTTTGAAACTACACAATTTATAGAAATTGACCCTTTCTGTCAAAAAGTTCTTAAAAAACATTGGCCACACGTTCCTATCCATGATGACATCAGAACCTTTACAGCTAAACCTAGAGAATATCAAGTCATTACAGGAGGATTTCCCTGCCAAGACATATCAGTTGCAGGTCTTCAAAAAGGCATTACCGAAGAAACCAGGTCAGGACTCTTCTTTGAACTCATGCGAGTCATACGCATGGTACGACCAAAATACGTTGTCCTGGAGAACGTGGCAGCGATCCTTAATAGAGGGTTGGACATTGTACTCAGGGAACTTTCCGAAGCAGGGTATGATGCAGAATGGTCAGTTATACCAGCAAGTTCTGTGGGAGCTTGCCATCAGAGAAGCAGATGGTGGCTCGTTGCCTACTCCAAGAGCCAATCAAGCAATGGCAGCAAATTTAAATCTTCGGTCAATAAAAAATCATCAATATCCAAATTTGGAAACAGTAGTATCACAATTACCGACACCAACAACAATGGATTACCTTCCGCAGAGAAGTGTGGGTTCAATGCTGAAGCAAGTGACAGAACACAGGAAGGGCAGAACCAATCTTGCCAATCTGAGAGAAGCAGTAAACCCTCAAGCAGTAGAACTATTCAATCATTTACAGAGTTTACCAACTCCTACAGCAAGGGAGTGGAAAGACGGAAGTTCACAATCCCTAAAGAATTGCAAAATGCAGCATACACTTGGCAGAGCAATACACCACACCTATCCCCAGAATGGCGATCATATGTATCTGAACCCTGCCTTCGTAGAGGAGATGATGGGCTACGAAATCGGGTGGACAGACTTAGATCATTAGGTAATAGTGTCGTACCTCAATGTGCAGCTATTCCTTTGCAAAGAGTAAAAGATCTTTATGAAGCCGCTTCCTGAGAAACTACAAGACTTTAGATATTTCTTAATCGTTACCTGGAGACATCTAAATCTACCAGACCCTACACCAGTTCAGTTAGACATAGCTGAATATCTACAATATGGTGCTAGACGTAAGATCATACAGGGATTCAGAGGTGTAGGTAAGAGTTGGATTACTTCTACATACGTTGTGTGGAGACTTCGTATGAATCCACAGCTTAAATTCTTAGTTGTCTCAGCCAGTAAAGACAGAGCAGATAATTTTACCACCTTTACCATGCGTCTTATCAATGAGATGCCAATACTCTCTCCATTGATCCCCAGAGACGATCAGAGGAACAGTAAGGTAAGTTTTGATGTAAGACCAGCACAAGCCGATCATGCACCCTCCTGTTCGTCCAGAGGGGTCTTAGGGCAGATGTCTGGTGCAAGGGCTGATGAAGTTATTGCTGATGACGTAGAAGTTCCCAATAATTCCTTTACCCAACCTATGAGAGACAAGCTATCGGAAGCTGTAAAAGAATTTGAAGCAATACTAAAACCAAATGGCAAAATTACTTTCCTTGGTACACCACAGGTAGAAAATTCTGTATATCTAACCTTAGAAGAACGTGGATATGAAACTAGAATCTGGACTGCTAGATACCCAGAACTAAAAAATAACTATGGAGATAGACTTGCTCCCAAGATCCAGAAAGAACTCCTGGAAGGTCTTGTAAAGCCTAAAGATCCTGTAGATCCTATAAGGTTCTCTGCACAGGATCTAATGGAACGTGAAGCTTCCTACGGACGTTCTGGATTTAACCTTCAATTCCAACTAGATACCACCCTTTCAGACCAAGATAGATACCCATTAAAGATAAACGACCTGGTAATTGCTTCCATCAACAAAGAATTTGCACCAGAAAAAGTTATCTGGTCTAATAATCCCGAATATGTAATACAAGATCTTCAATGTGTAGGCTTCAATGGAGACAGATTCTACCGACCTGCACAGGAATTTGGTGACTTCATAGAATATACAGGCTCAGTTATGTTCGTTGACCCATCAGGAAAGGGTAAGGATCAGACCGCTATAAGCTGCGTTAAGATGCTTAATGGTAATTTATACGTCACAGAGTGTTTAGGACTGTCTGGGGGCTATACAGACCCCGTTCTGGATAAAATATCAAGACTAGCTAAAGAAAATAATATTAATACTATCCTTATTGAACAAAACTTTGGTGGAGGAATGTTCGCTGAACTACTAAAACCTTTCATCTCTCGAATACACCCCTGTCAAATCGAAGACATCAGAAATAACAAGACCAAAGAATTACGCATAATTGATACCCTCGAACCTGTTATGAACTCCCACCGACTAATAATTGACCGCAAAGTGATAGAAAAAGATTTCAGATCTAACCCCCAGGAAACTCCAGAAAGAAGACTTAAACTTCAACTTGTCTATCAACTATCACGAATCTCTCGCCACAGAGGTTCTCTAGTACATGATGACCTCGTTGATTCCCTCGCTGGTGCAGTAGCCTACTGGACTGACTATATGGCTCAAAATGAAGACCTAAACATGGCTAGAAGACAAGATGAACTTCTTTCAATACATACAGATAACTGGAACTCTCTCTTCAATAACACTATCTCTCAGTCCGCTATGGGTATGAACTCTCAACAAATAAGAAATTCTAATGTATCTACCGATGGATTTATAAGTGACGCTTATTAAAGCCTTGTATAGGAGAGATAAAGGTTCGTTCCTCTCCCACACTAAGGATTACACTTAAGAATACACTAAAGATTACACTAAGGGGGGTTCTTTGACTGCCTGCTGCATGATCCTCACTACCCTAAAAATATTTAGGAGCAAAAATTTGAAGGGGTAATGCGTATATATGCGTTGCAATTTTACCCATGGCCTATCGCAAAAATTACAAAAAAAGCAATATAATCTAGCAAAACCATTGATATAACTAGGATCTCATAATATATCTTATATTATTATTAGGGTATTCTTGGTATTTCGTCTTGACTTGGTTCTTATGGGTCTTTATTTTTATTTATGATCGGTGCATATTCTAAATATTACAGAATGTTAAGTTGGATTTCATAAGTGATACTAAGGGGTTAGAGGAAAGTTTCTATTGAAGCCTTGCAATAGACAACAGCATATGTAATGATATCAATATCAGATCAAACCGATTTGATTCAAACCAAACCAGGAACCACAATGCAAACAATTAAAGTATCGACCAGGTCAGCTTATGGCCAGACTTATGTAGATGTTATTGATGACAAACAACGAGGAGCTTTACAGTCTTTAACTGGTAACTCTACTCTCACTCAAAACAATATTAATTCACTTAAAGTCTTAGGCTTTAACTTTGAGTTAGTCCAGGACAAGCCACAAGACATCAATTTTTAATTATGGATAAGCACAATTTTCTTCCTTACTTCCAAACATTACAAGAAAATGGTTGGACTCTCAGAGAGTGTATTCATGGCAAAGGCTCAGAAAAACCTGCACAAGTACAACCTAATTGGTTTAAAGGCTCTTACGAAGAATACTCTGACACTATCAAATCTTATATTCTTAATATTAAGATTCATGCGGGAATAGTTCAAGAACCAGATACCTGTCTAGTTCCTTTTAGTCAACGACTAAACAACCTTTAACGATTCCTTAAAGCCTTTTCGCAAGGCTTTAAAGAGTCCTTAAACCAGACTCTAAAACCAAAACCAAATTAAGAACCATTATGACTACTTTCTTAAGTGTTGAAGAAACAAACAAACTAAGCATTTCAAAACAGATTGAAGCTTTAACAATGAAAACATTAGACCGAGACAGAGAAAATCTAGCAGAGTTTAAAAAGATCATTGAATTTTTAAAACCTTACGAAGGAAAGAAACTAACTAAAACAGTATTAAGGAAACTTAATATATTTTTAGATAGACCTTATACAAAAACTGAGTATGGGGAATGTATGAATAGTAAAGGTTATTTTTCCAGGCAGATATGCCAGGATTCATGCTCTTATATCGAGCGCTTAGACTATTCAAACTCAGGCGGTAGGCAAGGATTAAGCATACTTTTAAGTCACTCTGAAAAATGCCCAGTAATAAATATTAATTTTATTATTGAAGAAAATCCAGCTTATTCTAAAACATTACAAAGAAACATAGGAAAGGCACAAAGTCTTTTAAGTTATCGCAAGCATAGAGAGCTGGCGAAAAGATGGGAAAAATTGAATAATGCTATGTATGAATATAGAAAGTTATTAGATCAGTTCCCAAACAGATACGCTTTAAAAGAATTAGGTCTTAAATCTTATTGAATCTTTCCAGGTGGGCTTTCTAGCCTACCTTGAAAGGCTCTCAACCTTTCACTTACAAACCTTATTTTGAACCACAAAATGAAACACCCTCAACAAGAATTTATAGATTATGTCTTTGATTTTTATGGCAAAGATGGCATCTATGATATGCAAGCAACAAAAGAACAAATTGCAACGGCTACAAACATAAGGCTTAAAAGTCTTAAATATGTTAAAACACCTTTTGAAGCTAACACAGTTGACAGAGAAATAGTAAGAGACATTTTAATAGAAAAATTTGCTCTTAAATTTCCCGAAGCAAACTATGTACTAAATGAAAAAGGACTTGAGAAAAAGTATCATTAGAATCTTTCCTAGTGGCTATTAGTAGCCACTCTGAAAGGCTCTTAAACCTTTCACTTGTAAACGTAACTATTAACCACAATGATTGTATTAGAAATCCTCTTAACAGTAGGTGTAATTGTACTTTTTGTTGAGCTTGCAGACAGGTTCGACAGGTATGCAAAGCATCATAAATTAGTACAAAACAAAAGAGATAGAAAGCCTAAGACCTTAGAAGGTGAATTTATTCCAGGATTTCATGATTAAAT